GCAGTTGTGTCTTCGTTAACATCGTCTTGTTTAACTTTTACATCACCAGCACGAATACTTTTCAAAAAGCGACTTGCTTCTAACATAAAAGATCTTTCCTTTACAGGACCATCAAGACCTATAGACCAACCACACCAACTTCCTAAGTCATTTGACTCTGGTGTAGTTTTAGCTAAATAACGAAACATAAACATTGGTGCTTCTACTGGAGTACCCTCGCTATTTTTCACACGTCTTTGCTTCATAGTACTTAACCATTTTCTAGCTTTACCTAACTGAGTAGACGACATACTAATAACTGCTTGTTGCCACTCTGTTTCATCTTCATTAGTAACCATGACATAAAACTGTGCCGTTTCGTCTATATAATTACCATTATCTAAAACGAATTTTTTCTTTTCGTCTCTAACACATTGGTTAAGTATAGATCTTTCATGGTCAGCATTTACTAATCCACCTCCAGAATCTCGTGGCTTCCATTCGATATATTTTTTCTGATAATATACAGGAACTACAATAATTCCATCGTCACCTTTAACAAGATCATTAGTCACAGTATTTAATATATCGCCTTCTTCAGCACCTTTGATATATTTACCCTCTGACTTTTTTACTTGTGGGCTACCAGATTGTAATATTCTGATAAACGGAATAGCAAAGTCTTCAGAACTTGTATCTTCAAGACCTGTACCATTAGCTAGTATCTCATCATCAACCATTAAGACTGATGTTTCTTCTTTTCTTGCAACTGCTTTATCTGACATATTGTCCTCCTTACTTATTTATTTTAGTTACAAATCCACTATAAAGACCAAAAGTAGTTACAGGAATATCTGTTCCTTTTTCCATTTGTTCTTTACAGAAAGAATTTAAAGTTGAATGGTGAACTGCTTCTTTAGTAGTCGTATCAATACCTAATTTATCAAGCTGACTTAATACTTCGGTAAATCTATTATCCCCTCTACCAAATTTACAGTTTATTTCTTTTTTAATAATTTCACCAAAACCATTATCATCTAACCAAGCATGAGCTTCTTTTGCTCGATCTTTTGATATATGAGCCCTTACGAAAGGTTCAACTTTAATTTTAGTTCCATCACTTAACTCAAAACTAGAAAGCCCTACCTCTGCTAAAAGATCAGGTATTTCTTGTTCGGAGATCATTCTTATCCTCTCCTTGAAAGTCTTAATCGACTCTTCATGGACTTTGACATCTTTTTGTCGTGCGATAAGTTCGTTTGCCAATCTACTCAACCTGTTTAACTCATCAGGTGTTGCCTTGACATTTATGGTGTTTATAGCCTCACCACTGAGGATGTCGTCAAGATTGTTCATCATACTCTCCAAAGTATTTTAGGTTAATATTGATGGGAAGATACAATGCTTCTTGTCTATCCCACTTTAACATTTTAAACTTTCCAGCATTAATATGAGATGCAATACTACAAGCTATACCTATTGCAGCAGGATCCCCCATTAATAATAGATAGTCTTCGTCTGAAAAACCATTTAAGCCTTCTCTTAGTCTTGCGACAGTTGGAGCAGAACTTAAAACGATTTGTCTGTTGGGTGGAAGTAAAACTTTTATTTGACCAAATCTTAAAGCACCAGAGATATTCTTAGTGCCAAAGTCTTGTACTACATATACTGTAGGTTGTTTATTATCCATTCTACTTTCTCCTAACTAAATTAGTTTATACTTTATTAATATAATAATAAACCTTTATTTTATGCAACATTGTCATATTAAATCGTTTTTAATGTTTTAAAATATAAAAGTCTCGTCATAATCTCA